ACTGTTGATGAGGTTGCATCAGATGTCAAAGCAGTCAGAGGATTCTGGGCAAAGCTCTTCGGAACAACGCCCACCTCAAGCTCCAAGCCTGTGGCGAAAAAGAAGGAAGCCTACGTTGCCGTCAACGAAACCCAAGTCATGGCAGACATCGTTACTCAGTTGTCCCAATTTTTCAAGCTGCAAGAACAGCTGGCTGACCACATAAGGGAAGAGGAAGAGAAGAGTAAAAACGTCTACGACCCCGACGCTAACCTGATGGAAGCCGCCCTAAAGCGGGTGATGGCTCAAGACCAGATGGCGCTGTTGGAGACGGAGATCAGAGAGGCCATGGTATACGGTGCCCCTAAAGAGATGGGCGCTTTGTATTCCAAAGTTTTTGATATGCGGGATGTCATCAAGATAGAGCAGGACAAGGCAAGGAAGAAACGGGATGATGAGTCATGGCAACGCAAAGAGGAGGAGCGGCTCCTAAAAGAAAGGCAGGCGTATCTGCTGGCGACTATCCTATTCCTCCTATATATGTGGTTGCTCCTCGGCCTCTTGCACAGGATTGGGAGATAGTTGTGGGTTGGATTGCCGCTTGTTTGCTTATAGTAGCGCTGCTACCTCTCCTTGGGATGCTGTATCTGGATGTGCTAGAAACAAAGCACGAAGCCAAGATACAGATAGAAAAGATGGAAAAGTTACGTAGAGAAGTTGAAAAGGAAAGGAAGAGCCAAAATGAGTGAAGAAAAAATCCAAGCTATGGAAACAAAGAGCGCCTTGGTTGAGAAGATCACTTTTGCTTTATTGCCTTTATTGTTTTCTTGCGTCGTTTACCTTATGTCGGCGCTGTCCAATTTATCCCATGAGGTGACCATCCTCAACAGCAAAATCAGCTTGGTGGTGACTTCAGACAATAAGCAAGCAAGTAACACAGGTGCTGAGTTGGCTAGGGAAAAGTTAAGACAAGACTTGGAAAAAGAAATCCAGCGCAACCGTGACCAGATTGCAGAGAACCGAATGCACATTGCCATCTTGGAAGAAAAAACTACAGTCAACAAACCCATCAAAACCCTGACAGGGAAGGATTAACATGATTCCAATAGTCGCATCCCTCCTCGGTAGCCTAGCCCAAAACGGCTTGACATTGCTATCTAGCGCCATCCAAGCCAAAGGCAAAGAAGTCGTCGAGAACACACTGGGCGTAAAGATACCCGACAACCCAACCGCAGAAGATGTCAGCAACTTGCGCCAGTTGCAGTTTGAGCATGAGGAAAAGCTCCTTGAACTAGGTATTGAGAAAGCAAAATTGGAGTTAGCTGAACTAGAACTGTTTGCCAAGGCTGCTCAGAACGATGCCGACAACATCACAAACCGCTGGGAAGCGGATATGTCCAGCGATTCTTGGCTGTCCAAGAACATCCGACCCATGAGCCTGATTGCCATTTTCTTTGGCTACTTTTTGTTTGCCATGATGAGTGCCTTTGGTTTAAACGCCAATGAGTCCTACGTCCAGTTGCTTGGGCAGTGGGGGATGCTCATAATGGGTGCGTATTTTGGAGGCCGGACAATTGAAAAGTTGGCTGAACTGAAAGGCAAAAAATGAGTTTAAACACTGAACAAGCTGCGTTTTTGCTGGACATGTGTAAGCTAATCCAGTACGCTACAGACCAAGGATTCGTGGTGACCGGCGGGGAACTGGCGCGTACGCCCGAACAGCAAGCCATTTACTTCAAGACGGGGCGTTCCAAGACCATGAATTCCATCCATCTAAAACGCTGTGCCATAGACCTGAACTTCTTTCGTGATGGCAAAATCATTTGGGACAAGGCAATTCTTTCCCCGCTAGGTGCGTATTGGGAGTCCCTGTACCACAAGAACCGTTGGGGCGGCAACTTCAAGTCTTTGGTAGATTGCCCTCACTTTGAACGTAACGTTGGTTAAAGGTTATAATTCGTCTAAACGGCGCATGCTGAATCAGCGGCTAATACCCATGGAGTGTATATGAGCTATAGCATGACGTACGATAGTCTGCTGGTAGACGTGCGACGCTATCTTGAGCGTGGTTTTACGCAAGAGAGTGATCAAATTGTTTATGACCAGCTTCCTCGCTTAGTTACACTAGGCGAGCGTCGCATTGCCCGAGAGCTTAAAATTCAAGGGTTTATCCGAGCGGTGAGTACCCCTTTATCCATTGGCGTGGCTGTCTATCTTAAGCCTGACCGCTGGCGCGACACAATCAGCATGACTGTCAATGGGTCGCCCATATTTGCTAGGGCATACGAATATTGCCGTAGCTATTGGCCTAATGAAGCTCAGACAGCGGCGCCGCAGTTTTATGCAGACTATGACTATCAGCACTGGCTGATAACGCCATCGCCTTCTACAGTACAAACTCTTGAAATTTTGTACTACGAACAACCTGCCCTTTTGGGCGATGACCTACAAACTAACTATCTTACTGAATACGCCCCTGATGTGTTGCTATATGCAACCCTGCTTGAGGCTGCTCCATTCCTTAAAAAAGACGAGCGTATTCAAACCTGGCAAGGAATGTACGACCGTGCTGCTCAGGCTCTCAATGGAGAAGACCTCAAGCGCATCATGGACCGCTCAGCAAATAGGAGTGAAGCGTAATGCCTATATATACCGACGTCTTTGGTGGCGCAAACATCTACCCAAGTGAAATTAGTTATAGCGCCATCACGCTGACAACAACAGATGTGACGCTAAGTTGGCCTGAAGAAACTTCTACTAGTACCAATCTTGCAACCAGGATTATTGATGTAACAGCTACTACATCATCACGGTCAATCTTTTTGCCAGATGCTAAAAAGAGCGGCGTGGGTAATACCATCTTATTTAACAACCAGGGTGCGCAAACTTTTGTGGTTAAAGATGCTGGCGGCACGCAAGTTGTTTCAATTGCTGCAGGCACTGTTTGGCAAGTCTATTTGACAGACAACACCACAACAAATGGTTTATGGGAGTCGCTTCAGTTTGGAGCTACGGTATCTACTGCTAATGCCTCTGCTTTGGCTGGTACAGGCATTGTGGCTGTGGGTACATTGTTGTCCCAATCTGTACCAATTACCAACTTTAATTCAAACTACACGGCAGGCGATACAGATAGAGCCAGGATGTATTTGTGGACAGGTTCAGGGGCAGGCGTATTGACTTTGCCAAGTGCTGCTACGGTAGGCAATAACTGGTTTATGTATTTGCGCAACTCAGGCGGCGGCCAAGTCACACTGACACCGGTCGGCATCAACACAATTGATGGCTTGGCGACAAAAGCTTATCAGCCAACCGAGTCGTCCGTAATCATCAGTGATGGTACAAACTTTTACACATTAGGTTTTGGTCAGGCTGCAACATTTGTGTTTGACTACACCTCAATTGCTATTGCAGGCACAGGTAACTACACACTAACTGGTTCTGAATTAAATCGTATTGCTTATAACTTTACTGGTCTTTTAACAGGTAACAGAACCATCATTGTTCCTGCTACGGTCCAGCAGTATTGGGTAAGCAACGCCACAACAGGCGCTTACACGCTGACTGTTAAGACTTCAGCAGGAACAGGAGTAACCATTACTCAAGGGGCTAGAGGAATATTTTATTGCGATGGCACTAATGTTGTTGATGCAGATACATCTACAGTCTCTACACCAATTTCTATTGCTGACGGCGGCACAGGAGCCACTACAGCAGCAGGTGCTCGCATCAATTTGGGTTCTACTTCTGTTGGTGATGCTATCTTTATTGCTGCAACACAACAAGCAGCTTGGACTGCTTTAGGCGTTGCTCCGTCTGGAGTGGTTAATGGTGGTACTTACTGATGCCAGAATCCACAGTAGTCCTAAAGTCCCTGCCAGGTATCAAGAGAGATGGTACTAAGTACGAAGGTGACTTTTACGTTGACGGCCAATGGGTCAGGTTTCAGCGTGGACTGACTAGAAAGATTGCAGGCTATAGATCAATCAACAAGTATCTGACACAAATCTCTAGGGGTTTTAATAGCTTTACTCAGCAAAGTTTGCAGTATTGCCATTCAGCAGGATCTTCAACTGTTGAACGTTTTACGATTGACGCAACTAAAAACAGCTCGGTCATTAGCTCTAGAACTCCAGTAGCTGTAGCTGCAACAGGCACAGTTACTTTAACCGGCGGCGCTGCAGGGTCTGTCAATAGCATCACGGTCAACGGTGTGACTATCACATCAGGCTCCGTTGCATTTACGACTGACTTGCCTACAACGGCAACTGCCCTTGCTGCAAACATTACAGCTTTTACATCTACGCCAGACTACACTGCTGTAGCAGTTGGTGCAATCATCACAATTACTGCCTCAACTGCTGGCCAAGGCACTAATGGCTTTGTTGTTGTGGCTAATACCACAGTAATT